CTTGGCTCTCAAGCACTCCCAACTAGGGAGGAGGTCTTTGTTTTCTACTAGGTATGCGCTCACAAAGAGCGAAACACTACGCATACCATTGCTGGGTTTTCGGGGTGACCTTCCGCAATGAGGTGTCACCCTGCACACATGTGCAGTTCCGCCGCAACGCCCACGTTTAACCTCCGTGGGCAGGAGGGTTGGGGGGGAGGGACATTACTCGATGACTGAGACGCCGTAGTCCATTCTATAGAACTGAGCAGCTGCCTTAGTCGTGCTCTCATCGCCAATCAATAATTGTTTGATATGGCTGCACAACTCATTCAAGTCATCGCTAGTTATCTCGTAACGCGCACTCAAGCTGCCCGGATCAATGCGCAGATCTCCAATCTTTGCATCGCTCCACGACAACTCAAGGTTCCTCGAGGGATCGGTAACAACCGCACCACCTAAATAACCATTTAAGTGGGTGCCCGAGAGAAATCTCTCCCTTAATGCGTCCAACAACGCACTGGCCGGCTCGTTTACAAGTCCGCGAACTACACCCGCTAGAAAAGTGTCCATTTTCTCTTGCCATGTCATGTTCCTGAACTCTTCAACGCCAACCCCGATCTGCTCGCTTGTCAGGTCACCCATCACGGACCCGAAACTGCGCAGCAGGCAACCATAATTTAGAACGGCATGGTAAGAACCGTCTGAGCATAGCAGTGGTGATCTCTTGAGGAATTGTATCTTCTCAATGATCGGGCTATCCAGCCCACCACAGTGCTCAACTGTAACATGATGACCTACAGAAAACGCCCCGAGTTGGATCATGTTACCAACATCTTCCCGGAGCGCGCGAGACTTACTAGGATCAATCCCAGGCCCATACATATCCACCATCTTTGCCAAGAACCCAATTGCTGAGTAACCTATAAGCATCGATGCGATATGATTGAGGATTGTGGTTAGGACAGTACCACTTCCCTCAAAGGCTGAATAGAAATCTATCCTTATCTGCTCGGCTCTATCGTTGGGATTTTCAATCATAAGAGGACGGGTGCATTGCTCCAGCAATTTTTGTGCCCTCCCAGGATGAAACTTAGACAAAAGTGCCCCTGTCAACGAAAAAACCAGGGGTCCTTGAGATGCGTCACAAGAAGCAATATCAACATTAGTGGCGAAATCAACCCCATTAATGCGGCCTGTGTAAACAGTATCATCACTGTATACTAGCACGCAAACATGGTTGTCCACCTTCATAGCGTCAATCGCCGCTCGCAACATTTCAGTCAGCCTTGTGGACGATGGTTTGGCCATTACGTGCATGGTGTATGTTAAATTTCCGCAGGTACCAGCCCTTGGCCCCGCCGTCATATCAACACACATGCCCGATAAAGCCTCTTCATCTCCATCCAACATAATCTTGGCATACTCAGGTAACTCATTCGCATACATACAACCAGCACCATAGGTAACAAATAGTCTCGGTACCTTCCCAGTTTTTGCAAATTCCATCTTAACACATGCGTTCATACGGCGCACCATGCAGTCTTCGTCCTCATGAAGTAACACTCCATTGACGTAAGCCTGTCTCAGCGCTCGCTTGACATGTGGGATGTTCGCGTTGAACTGTCTGGAAAGTATTGGCTCCATACACGTGAGAAATCTTCGATATCCCTCATAGTATAGCCAATGACAATCTGTTTTCAACCCATCGGTCTTCCGGTTTATGTACCCGTCGATGCAATCTGTCCCTGCTCTGGCGATAACTTGAAGTACTTCCCTTACAGCAAACTTGGCAACTGAAATCCTTACCTCAGGATCAGTAGCCAAGACGCTAGGTACTACACGACCAAATCGCTCCTCGCAGGGGATGAGACCATCAACGGCTAGACGAACTTTCTCCCTAAATGCCTTGTCTACCAACTGACAAGCATCCCTCACTTCCAAACCAGCAGCTATACCGTCCGCCCCTTCCCCGGGCGAACCAATGAAAAACTGCCTTGTTATTTGATCAGCGTCCCTGTAATGACTCCGAGGTATTAGGCTAAGATCGAGATCATTGATTGAAAGCAATGGCGACTGCAGATAATCCGCGTCATACTCCCTTGCTCCCTGATCATACCTAGCTTTTTGCTCCGGACTCGGAAAGAATCGTGGTTTCTTGGGCCTATGCAACATATGCCGGTCTCCTTTACGGACCATAACGGGCTTAGTTTTGACTCGCAGAGTTGGAAAACAATCAACAGCCAATTTTGCTTCGTCATGAAAACGGCAAAATCGCTCATCAGCCATGTCAGCCACTATCGAAAGTGGTAGAAATTGCTGCATGAAAGTTTCTTCCTCAAAGTCCCTAGCGCCGAACATACGTTTCGCTGCCAATCCACAATTCGTTGCCGAGTTGTCATACATGATAAAAGGTGCTACACCATCACCGCGAAAGCGACACATGTTGGTCAAGTACTTGCGAGCAAAGTCAGCTGTGGTATCAAAACTTGGGTACTCTATAACCTCCAACGTTTTAACACCATCAACATCATTTGTCACGTACTGACGGGCAAAATGGGCACCTTGTGAGCAAGTTGAGTTAAATGTTAGCCTGGATTTATACGTGTTGGGTATTCTACACTCAACAGCTTCTTCCCGCCAATACACCCTCTTTCGCTCCACATTTGCATGCTCCTCTATGCCGACAACAATGTCTCTCTCCCCCCGCGCCATGGGCACACCTGACGTCAGTCGAGCTATCTTAGAGCTCTTCTGGAAACAAGTTTTTGCCGCACTACACAGGAGAAAGTAATCGATAACACCTTCCACTTCTCGCAAGGACAAGCCAACCGGGTATAGGTATTTGGTTGCGTGCGCCAGAACGGATTTAACCTGAAAACTATCAATATTACCGTTGAACGCCTTCCTAAGCGCTGTAACTGCAAATGTTGGTAGTAGGTATCCCTTAACTGGCACGCTATCCAAATATTCCAGGTATGGCACGTATTGCTTCTCAATCGCTGAGCGTGCAATTACTGCCGTACCCTTATGTTCTATATCTCCCGTCTGCCCTGTTCTCTTCTTCTCCACGACGTATCCCGGCCCCTGACGAATAGCAATCCTTAATTCACCTTTGGCAACGCTTTTATAGGCAGCCCCAGTGACTCGCCCAACAAACATGCCGTGAACTTGGTTGTAATCACACACCTCTGTGCCATCATAACCAATCGGATTCTCTCTGTCATAAACCAGGAACATCTCTTCCTCCCAAGGGGTGCTTTTGTCTGCTTCAGCCTCTGCTTCATTGACTTGTTTAACCGGTTCTTTCCTGTCCTTACCTGCTAAACGCCTCTCCGCATTGGCCTTATCGTCCCTAGGTCTGTTGTCGGTTTTCCGCTGGTACACCTTATTACCAGCTTCTTTCTTTTCCCGACCACCTACCCGAGGAGCGATTGCTCCATCCCCAACACCCTTGAGTTGGCCAAGAGCAGCATCAACATTCATATCATCATCCATCGTGCATTCGCCATGCGACCCATTCAACTGGGACGCAACAAAAAACAACAAACAAACGAGTTCAATTACAATCAACACCACCCTCAACAACGACACGGTACTGTGTGTATGCTTGTCGAATTCATACACAAGGCCATTCCCTTGAATGGCAACCTCGATCCACTGGGTACCGAGGGCACACACCACGCAGGTGTGCACCCGCATTCCCTAGACGGCAACAAAGTTGCTGGTTGCACCATACGGTGAACCACCAGAGGAGTTCATCTGCGTAATGGTGAGATTAGCAACGTTGCCACCAGTTAGGGTCACATGAGATAACGTAAGGTAGTTACCATTCGCGGCACTTGCAAACTGAACGTAGTAATCCGCGCTCATCAAAGTCTGCGTAGCAGTTGTAGCTGCTAGCGCATTGACGTTGGAGCCTGAAGGATTAGCTAGATCATTGAAGTTTGTAATGTTGCCACTCGCTAGTAATACAAGCTGAGTCACTGCTACAGTAGTAACACAGAAATACATCACTCGAACCCATCCCTGGAAGTTGTCGGGAAACGTGTACACGGTACTGGTTGTTTTAGTCAAAGTGCCACCCATAGAATTTAAACTGCTCTTTGAGGGAGCTGTACCCAGGGGCAACACGTTAGACATCGTACCACCACTCACGAACGAATCTGTCAAAATCGAGAATCCAAGCGCATCGTATAACTTGGGTCCCGCAAAGTCAACCTCATACTCTGCCCAAATTTCACCCAACTGTGTGCCCGCTGGGAAAGACGCAGGCGAGACACCAGAAGTGGCTACATTGAATGAGCCCGTGTCGTATGACTTAATGTCCTGACCTACTGGTACATTACCCGTGCGAACGAAAAGCCAGTCCTTACCGCCTTTTCTTGGATCGCACTCTGCACCTAGGGACATATCATCACACACACGTCGAGTGAGGGAGCCATCATACTCCGCCATTTGCTGTTTGGTAACAAAACCACTGGAACCAGCATTGGAGTTGAAGGCTAACACAACCGTGCCCATCTGACCTGTCGATGAGCTATCTGTCACAACCGGGTGATATTCAAAAACTAGTTTCCTATATCGATACTTCTCATAATTACCTGCAATTTGGGCGACAAACGGTCCAAGCGCCCCCAAACCTGGGTTTGCTTGGAACTTATTATTTACAAAAGCCGCCGGAACTGAGGGTGAGAAAAGATCAAACAAGTACTCCCGCTTACTGACCGTAATGATACCAGTCTCATTGTTAGCTGACGCAATCTTCATGGGTCTATCGCTTGTCATGCCGGGGAACAATTGGTTGTACGCCCCCTGACCACGGTATGCACCGGATCCTGACATGGGCCTAGGCACCTGTATGAATCTCTTCCGTCCATACGCGCCCTGACCACGATAAGCACCCATTCCTTCAATGCCTGTTGCCAACTTTGTGACCTGCTTTTCCAGAGCTTCAAGAGAAGACTTCTTTAGGATATTGCCAAATTTCTTTCCTTGTTTGTTCAGCTCCTTCCTAACGTTCTTCGGCATCTTGATACCCTTTCCACGATCATCACTACCAGTGAATTCACCATTATCTCCATTTAGATCTGAAACAACGACATGAGCATTCCGAATCAGAAGAGGTGGCGCCCCAAGACTTTCGTCAAAGTTCGCAACACCCCTCGGGCTTTCAGCACTCTCCCAAACTTCCACAACGGGTGTCGGGGGGGGTACCGAAGGCCCCACGAGAGCAACGCCATCACACCACTCAGGTGACTGAGTGACATAACGACATCGGATGCAATCACATTTGAAACCGTCCTGATGACGGACTGCATCCTCCTGCTCCCGCGCCAACGCGGGTAACTCAACACGATCCTGGGCAAACTTTTGGATTATATGACAGCGCTGACACAAAGCTGAAGCGGCTCCCCAGCCATAGCATTCACACTCTGCATCTGCACATCTACAACAATCCCTATGTATGCTCCATTCACGAGGCCAAACCGCGCCGGGCACCCTCATCGAAGCTTCAACTTCCTCAAGTTGCTTGATTAGCCTCTCTTCGAGCGCCCGGGGGCTCAGCTTTCGCCGAGTACCTGGTCCGGGGTTGCCTCTCCTTCGTTTTAACTTTCCCTGATATACCCATTTACCTTGGATTTTCCTAAAACTAATTGTTACATTAGTTAGTACTTCACCATCAGTCTGGGAATCAAGTTCAAGTATGAACTTTTGGAGGTGGGCAGCAGTTTCATCGTCGAGTTTAGCAGAGACACCATGACCCTGCTGACAATTTCCACTGTGCTTTGCAACACCAGAAGCTGTTTCTTTAATGACGTCAGCTACGTCCACCACTTGCTCTAAGTGGCCAAGTTCCTCATCAATCAGTTCCTCAAACCGATTGAGATTGGACATCGTGTGCATTCGCATTACTGCTAGTGCCGATGCCAATCGGGAGGGGCCCGCTGCTCTCCGTGAGCTGCGGTCGTAAGAGCGTTTTCTCGAGGTCCGCTCAGACCATCCATCCATTTCCTGCCGTCTTTCCGAGCTGCCTTGCCGTCTTTCCGAGCTGCCAACTTTTTCATTCCCTGTAATTTGCCACTGGTTTCTCACCAGCCTCAGCCAACCTTACTAAATGGGTATGTCCATAACCGTGATTTAACACTACCTTTGCAACGAACCAGCGTGTGCATGGAGCTATGTACCTTTCGGCAGGCAACTAAATGCCAACAATTGATCCCACTTAGGGGCCGCAAACTCATACCGCCACTACTGTGCTTCAATCTATTTTACAATTATGTTCCTTGGGGGGATCGCACGTAGATTTTGACTACGTAAAGTTGCTACATAACTGGCCAAACCAATCTTCATGGGCCC